CTAGCCAACAAGTGGAATGCGTCTGATTAAAAAGCGTGAGGTGTAAGCAGATAGCATAGATTGAATGCCAACATCCAATTTAAAAAAACCTAAGAAATAAGCAATATCAGGTGGGATTTGTGACATAAGACTTTTTAAATTAACCTGCTCAGGTAGGAAGACCTCAATTATTAATATAGGAACAATTTCAGTGACGGCAATAAAAACACAACCAAAAACAAAGAATTTAATTACAAGGGTATTAAAAATAAAAGATAAAACGCCTGAAAAAGCATTGGCTAAGAATTTAATGATAGTGCCCATAACCACTCCTAAGCAGACAGTAGAATTCGGATGGCAAGAAAGCCCCAAATCAATAAAAATATTGCCGACAACTTACTACCATGCTGTTCAAAAACTTGGCAGTGCACATTAATATCTTTAGTGGTATTAAAAATAGGAACAGCAAGTGTAGGACACTGCCCTCCAGGCATAGATAGTTCGGGTGTAAATTGTTTAAGCTTGGATTTCAAACCAAACAAAGCAGATTTAATGTTAAATTCTTTTAAATTTGGATGTTCAACTTGCATATTTGCCAAGCCTTCTTCATCACCTTTACCTTTTCCATCTGCATGCCCACCTTTCGAACCATGATGGCCACTTTGGTTTTCTTTACCTAATGAGTTCGTTGAAACAGCGCCTTTACCTGCATGAGAAGAGCCGATAGCGCCAGCCTGTGAACCGCTATTACTAGAAGCAGTGCCAGTAGAAGAGCTACCATTGTAAGAAGTTATGCTTGGCGAGCCCTACCCCGAGTCGGGTGAAGATAAAATTTCTTTTTCTTTTTGTTCTGAATTTGCATATTGTTGTAGGTTAAGTTCCTTGTCGTTACCTATGGCAATTTGGCAGTCTTGTCCCGCGGCATTACATTCTAAAGCAGGCCCTTTTACCCTACATAAAGAATCTCCATTATCACGGATAATACATTTATCCTCCCCATTGCTAAACCCAATATATTTATCCCCCTCATCGGTGGCATGAATATCCCCTTGTACCATTGCTGAAAAATGATTCAGCAATGTCACATCTGCCCTGCATTAAGGCCGTTTTAAGTGCGGCATTAGCCGTGGCTGATTGACTTGAAGATAAATTTGAACTGAACTCAAATTTTTCGGCATATTTAAAAAAGCCATCTCCCCAAATAGAGTTCCTCTCTCCATCACCGTAGTTAATCACTAAGCTTGAATCATCAATGATCGTTTTAACATCAACACGCGGCGCAGAAGGGTCTCCATCGGTTAGTTTCTTCACGGATGACAATTTACACGTAGTGGAAAAGCTACCATCTTTATTCAAAGGAAGGTTGTAGGTTGCACCAACAAGTGACCAAAGCGCAATCGCATGTGCTAAGGGAGAGCAGAAGAAAAAGGAAAATAAGGTTAATCGTTTAAGCCAGTTACGACTACGTAAGCACATAATATACCCCAAAGAAAAAATACCATTTGCCAAGTCATAGTTATTCCTTCGCCTTTCACTTAAAAAACAGCCCCGTCCTCATCACTTGCGGGCGGGGCCATTTTTTAGCTCAAGGCTTCGTTAATTAAACACGTTTTAAGAAACCTAAAACATAACGAACGCCCAATGCAACAACTAAAAAGCCACCGACTGCAGCACCCACGGCAACAATGCCTGTAGAGGCACTTTCTAGGTTTATTTTGCCAGTGATGCTAGATAAGTCTTCTGCATTTGCTGTTGCTGAAACTAAGGTAGCTGTTGCCACTGCGGTTAATGCGGTAAATGTGTTTTTAATTTTGTTGAACATGATATAATTTCCTTAAATTATGCCTTCTTGATAATTGTTAGCATGATGCCAATGGTCTTAGCTAACAACCAAAAAGAAAGCGTGATTGAAAAAGAAACAAGAAAAAATTCAGTGTAATCAGAATAGTTTATTGTTTCGCTTTTTGAAGTTGCCACAAGTTGAAGTTTTGCGAGTTCCGCTTGTGGTAATTTCAATTCGACATGTTGGCAATTGTTCAAGGTTGAACATAATTCTGCCTGTATAATAAATTCGGCGCTCATTTGATTTCTTCAATCACTGAGTTTTCGTCAAAGTGATAAATGATACCCTTTCTTCCACCTTCCATTGCCCATTCGCGTGGAAACACAAGCACCATAACATTTTTACCTTTTAGTCGTTCAATGCTAGAAGAAAGTCCTTGATTAACTGAGCGTTCATCAATTCTTAAATCTTGGGTAAAGGTGTTATAGCCACCAAAGCCATCTGGGTCTTGTAATTGAATGCCGATAGTATGCTTGTATTTAACCTCACCTGTTTCACGATGAGTAAAACTAGTTGATTTTTGGCCTAACAATTTACCAACAATATAAAAGCCTGTACGCATAAATAAATCTCCTTAATGATAAATAATAAATTAAGCAACTAGCCGTAATTGAGGCATATTGCTTGGATATTGATAAAAATCAGGGGCTTTAAATGGTTTAACAAAAATCTGTTCACATGAAATAACACGAACAGCCTGGAATTTTTCAATGTCGCAAGGATTGGCAATGTCGATACCAATTTTTCTAAGAATAGCTCTGTGTCTTTTAAAAGTTGCAATCGGCAACAAACTCAAATCTTCACCACTTGACCATCGCATTGCATAATAAGCAGTGGTATTGGCTTTACGTAAAGTGTCTACCACTCCTTGAGAAACAAGTTGTTGTGCAATGGTTTCTAATTTCACTTCACTTACGCTTAATTTTTTATACATGTTTATAAACCCATCTTGAATTTCATTTAATTTTGAAAAATCACTTAAACCCCAATAACACAAATTCTCTCGTTGTAAATACCTTGACTTTAACTTCTGTTCAAATCTAACCACTCCATTCTCTAAACAGTAATCAAATACCTTTTGGTAATATTGAAACTCTTTAGCCTGTTGCCCAAATTTGTTTTTTATCTTGTCGTAAGAATGAAGCTTCATCTCTTCATGTTTAATATAACAACTCGGGTAAATTAAATTGGCATTACCCTTTTCACTTAACCAATCTACCGTGCAGTGGTTTGTGTGTAATCTTCCAACAGAATTACGATAACGCATTTGCGAAAGTGCTTTGAGAAAGGTGCGCTCATTGCCTTTACCGACAGATTTATTTGTTGTGATGTCCAGGCGTTTAATAATTGCGCCGTTAGAAAACTTTTTAACTTTCTCACCCTCTTTACCTTGTAAATAGAAAACCTCAGTGCAACGGGTGAACAGGGGTAAATTCAAAGAAAATAAAATGTTATTGAAACAGGCGACACATGAATCGACATCTGTAAAGCCAAGTACATTCTCAACTTTACCCCAACGACTGGGGTTGCCTTCCATTTTTATCACTGAGCCAGAAACTTTTATGCTAACTTCATCACAAAAGCTACCTTTGTGTCTGTATTTGCCTGTTTTAATCCCTTCTTGCATTTCACCCGTATCTAAATGTATACCTACCATGCCGAAATCAAAGATGGCCGCAAGTATGGACTCAGGGATTTCGAATCCAAAATCTTGTTCTATTGTCAGCCAGTCAATGTGATAATTCATGATAAAAAACAAAAAGAATAAAAAATAATCTTAGTTTCTAATTTCTTAGGAATTGATGTGATTCTAATTTCTAATAATATTAGTTGTCAATAAAATTATTTCTAATTTTCTAAGAGGTGGTAATATTTGTGATCTAAATCTCAAAATGGAATAAAAAAATGCCTAGTAAGCACATAGATGACATGACGTGGAAAAAAGTACAAGATGAAACTGTAAAAGCAGTAATTCTGACTAAAACAAGTTTAAAAGATACGGAAATTCTAAAAATTCTAATTAAAAAAGGACTTAAACACATTCAGGATGAGGACTATTTAGAATATATAAAGAGTAAAAACAAACATGGATCCTAAAAACATGGTAATCCTTTTGATTGTATTTTTAATCTTTGGGGTAGTAATAAAAATATCTCTTAAACGTAAAAGTAGGAATACATTACCGAATGGAAAACTTTTTAGAAAATGTCAAATAGTTAATAGAACGGAAAAAGAATTATTTTTTAAAATAAGGGGTGCAGTGCCTGAATATATCACTTTAGTGCAAGTGCCCTTCTCATGCATTGTTAAACCTAAGCATTTCAAATATGATCAGAATAAAAAGCTATTTTGGAAAGTAAATCAAAAAAGAGTGGATTTTGTAATATGCAATCAAAATTTCGAAACATTATGTATTGTTGAACTAGATGGAAGTAGTCATAAAAATAAGCATCATTTAGATGAAGAGCGCGACACCTTTTTCGAAAAGTGCGGAATAGAAACTGTACGCTTTTCTGTGAAAGAGCTTTATAAAATCACGGAAGTAGAAATAAGGAAAAGAATTATCCAAAGATTGAAAAATAGAATTTAGTATCAAATTTGATACCAAAGTTCGGGTGTAACAGAACTCCCGAACTTTTTTGGTTCGCTTTTTAAACAAATTCAAAAGCGAAAATAACCCCCTAAATGATAGGTTACTTTCGTTTATAAGACTTATGTCTCGGAGTATAACGATAAGCATTTAAAAACTCATCCAAATCAATAGGAACACTTGTGTGAACCAACTGCTGTAAGAAATCACGAACGTGCTCAAGTTGCTCAAAGCGTATTTGTGTTATATCGGCGGTTTCGAAATGATTATATGAGAAACGAATTTCTAACGTATTCAATGTAATATAAATGTGATAATCCGTTGTTTTAAGGATTTTTACTGTTTCGTAAAAGTGGCGAGGAGTGATGTCTTTTAAAATTATATCAGCCAT